CTAAGCGACTGCGGGCCTATACGTGCGATTGCCGCGAGTGCGACGGCTTCGGCGCGGATTGTCGATTACCAACCGAAGCGGGGGCGCTGGCAATTGGCGTGCCGCAGCTTGTACGATCACAATGACCTCGGGCGACGAAATCTCCTCAGCGGGGGTCGCCACGGCGGGTATCTCGTCGATGGCCGCAAGAAATGCGGCGCCAGCTTCCGTGAGTTGCCAGCCGGCATCGTCCCGCAACACATACCGAGAGCCAAAAATATCGAGATCGGGCGCGAGAGATGACAGGCGCTTCATGCGGGCTGTCCACTCCGGACAGCTCAGGAGGGTGATATATCGATTGAGATCGGGCACGGTGGCGCGACCGTCAGGCTGGCCCGCCAAAACTTTCAAAATTGAAAACTGCAAACTCACTGCACGCCCTCAATAACACAACCGTAGACAATGATCAGAGGCTAAGGCTCGGCGTAGGTAACCGTCCACAACGGACTCGGCGTTCTGATTATACTAAGTGCGAATTTCAATGAACTGCGTCCAACGGGCAACACAGCGGGGACATTCCCAGTGAGCCCCAGCGCTGGGGGTTACGCTGGGGCGGGGCTTTGGAAATTCTACGTCAATCGCCAAAATGCTCATCGGGCTCGGAATAGGCTCCGAGCAAACCGTCAAATTTGCTTTTTCCGAACGGCAGGACCGAGAGCGAGACGCGAGACCTCGCAACGGGAGAGAGGCCGAACTCGGTTAGATATTTGTGCATCAGCTCCAGTTGTTTGTTGGCGATCGTGAGCCAAGGGTTCTGTTGAACATAGCCGGAGGGCAGCTTAATTAGCATGGGCGTTTCGCGGAGCTTGTTTTCAGCCTCGACCCAACGACCATAGGCCTGGCAGTATCCGGCGAGCGCTGCACGATCAAGTTCGGTCAGGATTTGTAACAGGGTCAGCTGGGACGCCAACCGCTTCCATTCGGCTTTCGCCGGCGGAGAAAGGTGAGATGGACATGTCGGTGGTTTCACACCGGGTTTGGGTTCGTCTGGATTGAGGGGACGTTTGCCCGGATTGCCGTAAAGCAGCTTTAAATGCGTCGGCGTAGGTTTGCGGCCGCGCACGTTAACGCCGGCTCAGAAATTCATCTGCCGGAATCCACGGCCTGGGCGCACCGAGCAGGCCGGCGAATTTTCCTGGCCTTGCTCCGGCGCCCGCCAATGACACCCGGGACCTTGCGACAGGCGAGAGTCCGAACTCGGAAAGATATTTGTGCATCAGTTCCAATTGCTTGTTTGCAATCGTCAGCCACGGATTCTGCTGCACATATCCCGACGGTAGTTTGAGTAGCATCGGCGTTTCATGCAGCTTGCGTTCGGCTTCAACCCATCGGCCGTAGGCCTGGCAGTAGGCGGCGAGAGCGGCCCGGTCGAGTTCGGTGAGTATCCGCAAAGCCGTCAATTGGTTCGCAAGCCGTTTCCACTCCGCCTTGGCTGGTGGACAAAGGTGGGAAGGGCACGTTGGTGCGCGCCGCTCCGGGTTAGGCGCACCGGCATTGGAACCGCGCTTGCCGGGATCGGGGTGCAGCAGCTTTAGGTACTGCGTCGGCGCCGGTTTGCGGCCACGCATGTCAGTGGGTTCCTTCCAGCTGATGGTTGGGAATAGGCTGCCGGCTCAACTCGCCAAAAGTTTGCCCGGTCGCCGCGTGACTAGCCTTCTGTCCCGTGAAGGCTTCCCAGCGCTGGACCGCGACGTCGACGTAAGCAGGCGCCAGCTCAACCGCGTAACAAGCCCTGCCCGTCATCTCCGCTGCGATAATGGTGGTGCCGGACCCGCTGAACGGTTCATACACAGCCTGTCCGGGCGATGAGTTGTTCTCGATCGGCCGCCTCATGCATTCGACCGGTTTCTGCGTCCCGTGTCCCGTCTCGGACTTCATATGCGAAATGCCCCAGACTGTCGTCTGCTTGCGGTCCCCTGACCAATGGCCGGTCTTACCCTTGCGGACCGCGTACCACGCCGGCTCGTGTTGCCAGTGATAGTCTCCGCGGCCGATGACCAGCCGCGTCTTGTCCCAGATGATCTGCGCTCGAATTGCAAAACCGGCAGCTTCGAGGCTGGCGGCAACGGCGCCGGCGTGCAGGGCGCCGTGCCAAACATACGCAACATCGCCGGGGAACAGAGCCCACGCCTCGCGCCAGTCGGCCCGGTCGTCGTTGAGAACCTCACCGGTGGCGCGGGCGGCAACCTTGCTGCCATCGGCGCGTATCACCTCGTTGCGCCATTTCGGTTTGTAGCTCACGCCGTACGGCGGGTCGGTTACCATCAGATGCGGGACGACACCGCCCAACAACTCCGTCACGGTCGAGACCTCGGTGCAATCGCCGCAGATCAGGCGGTGGCGCCCGAGTATCCATGGTCGCCGGGCTTTGTGACGGGTTCGACGGGCGGTTCAGGTGTTTCATCGGGGTCTGTCAGGCCGGAGTTCTGGCTCGCGGCCAGAGCCAGCAGTTCCCGATCCGAGAAGCCGGCCAATGTCATGTCAACACCGAGTGCGGATAGTTCGCCGACTTCCAGGGCCAGCATGGTCTCGTCCCAGCCGGCATTCAGGGCGAGCTTGTTGTCGGCGAGGATATAGGCGCGCTTCTGCGCCTCGCTCATTCCGCCGAGTTCGATGACCGGCACGTCGGCCATGCCCAGTTTGCGGGCCGCCAGCAATCGTCCGTGGCCGGCAATGACGCCGTTGTCGCCGTCCACCAGAACCGGGTTGGTCCAGCCGAACTCCGTGATCGAGGCCGCAATCTGCGCGACCTGAGCGTCGGTGTGGGTGCGGGCGTTGCGGGCGTAAGGGATCAGCGATGCAACGCTGCGATACTCGACCTGAAGGGGCGCATCAGTCCCATTCGGGAATAATCTGGCCGCAACATCCCCCGAGTTAGTCGACTGATTTAGCGCCATTCTCGCACCCTCCGTTCGAAGTTATGCCGATTTTATCGCGATTTTTGCTAAGGCGCTCTGGGGGATACCCCCTCGCCAATTTCGCGGCAGTGCGCGTGAAGGGATGGCACCGGTTTCCGCTTCGAGATCGGTAGACTTTGATTGGGCCCCCCCGGGGGTCACACCGCCAACGTCAGCTCCTGATGGCGAGTCGCGCAAATCATCATGCCGCAGAGTCTGACAGCTTTATCGAAGAGCACAATAACCGTTGTCTACGCACCAATACGTTTGTCTGCGATGGATGAAGAATTTTTCGGTGAGAGCGCAGGCGTGATGCTGCGCACGCATGTTTGAGAGCAGTGATTCGACGAAGCTTTTGCTTGTGCTTTCCCCGGCGCGCTGCTCCACGAAATTGCGGAAGGACTTATCCGTAAAATTCATGACGCATGACACGTCCTGACGCTTTCTGCCGTCAATCGCTTCACGCCAGCGCACGTCTTGCGGATAACAGGGACGACGCGTCATGATGCGTCATGTGTCATGTCCCTTAATAATGGTCGTCTTCAATCGGACGAAGCGAAAACCGCGAGACGCTTGATAGCGATGCGGCTCAAAACCGCGCCGGTGCATCGCCTGACCGAACGTTTTCTTGTTGCCGGGCGTATCGCCGGCCTTGTGAGCGTAGGCTGTCCAGCTATCGAACAGGTCCGCTGATTTATCCCAGAAGTGAGGCTCCCCTAGCCTTAGATCACAGCAGTCCTCGAGCCATTGCCCGAACAAGTCCTGGTCGCTGAAATAGGCCTCCGTCGCCGCCTGGACGCTGGCGGGCCGTTCGAGACCGCCGTTCTTCTGCCAGTCCCTGCACCCTTCGATCATCCACTGCAGGATGCCGCCGGCCTCGGTCATGAGGGCGGCCTCCAGGTCCCGGTCGGGCCGCTCCGGCTTGAGCATGAACGGAACAATGTTGAAACGCCGGCGGGCGGCATCATCGACGTTATGCAGTACGGGCTTGTGGTTGCCGACGATCATCAGCTTGAACTGAGGCTTGAACTGAAAAAAATTCTGCCGCATAAACCGCGCCGAAATCTTGTCGCCCCCGGTCAGTTGCTTGATGCGGGCTTCCGCCCAGGGCCTGCCGTCCTCCGTCTCCGAGGCCGTGACAAGCCGAGCTCCACGCAACATTGCAAGATCGGTCGAATGCCGGTCGCCGTGCGCCGCCGTGAAGGTGTCCATCGGGGCGGTGGTGGCGTAGTCGCCCATGATCCCAGTTATTACGTTCAAAAACACGGATTTGCCGTTGCCACCGGGCCCGTAAACGAACACCAGCGCATGCTCACGGGTGATACCTGTGAGGCAGTAGCCGCACCACTGTTGAAGGAAGCGGATGAGGTCGGCGTCGTCGCCGGTGGTTTCGGAGAGGAACTGAAGCCAGCGCGGACATCCACAATCCAGTGCCAGGCATGAGGTCGACTTCGTGATGCCGTCCGATTCTATCGGACCGCGATGTTGGCCTGTCTGCAGGTCGACGGCGCCCGCCGGCGTTCCAAGCAACCACGGATCTCGGTCCCAGTAGTCCACCGTGACGGCGATCTCAGGATCAGATCTGGCAAACCGCTCGACACCGCTCGCGAACGACGTCTTTCCGATCACCTTGCGTCCGCCGTTATCCTGGTCTTCACCCAGTTCGCGCGCGATCTCACGCACCTGCTGATATGTCGACCCGGTGAGATCACGTTGCCATCGCACTCCATTCCACAAGAACCACGCCCTGGTCGAATGACAATAGCGAATCTGCTGGCCGTTGCGCTTGACGAAAAGTTCCGCCGCGCTGTCTTCGGTAACAACGCCGTCCCTGGGCATGGGTGATGGTTCGAAGCGTTGCGACTCGATGTTTTCTGAAAATTCGGACCTCATCGGCCGATTTCCCTGCCGAGCCGCCACACATCGTTTAGATCGTTCCCGATCTTGGCTCGCACTATAGTTACAGGCTTCCCGGCAGCGAGGTATCGCCTGGCGCACCTGCTGCTGTCGCGGCGGCTAGTGGCGTCGTTCTCCTGCAACAGCGTCAGTTCTGGAACTTCTAGTATCGGGAGCGTTCGGATCGCGCCGCTGCTTCCCACAGCCCATGTCCTACCGAACCCGGCCTCGCGCGCCGAAAGGGCCGTCTCAATCCCTTCGCCGACGATCAGCGGCTCACTTGCCATGGCATTGTCAAACTTGATCGCCGCCTCCTTGGCGACGCCGAACATCCTGCGATCAACCTTGTCGCCCGTCGTTCGGTTCAGAAACGTCCTGTGGATCCCGCACGGCTCATTCGTCTTGATGTTCCGGAACAAGCAAACCATTCCGGGCAACCGTGTGTTGCGATCGAACGAGAGCGAACCGTGGAATCTAATGACATGACCGGCCACGGCGTCAGGAAGCGAAAGGCCGCGGTATCGCATCAAGTATTGTTCGACTAGCGTCCCTTGGGAATGCACGCTGGCGCCCCAGATCTCCAACGCCTTAGCCCGGCTCCATTTTTTGTTGTCGGCATCGGAGCGGGACGACGCGACGGCCAGAACGGTCTTTTGCGTCGAGTGGCGCTGCAAAGGTTCAAGGCCTAATCTTTCGAGAGCGTAGCCACGGCAAATGCGCCAGTCGTCACCGCAATGGCTGAACACACAGACGCGCCCGCCTCGTACCATGATCGACAGCGAGCGGTCATAGGGGCTGTGTCCCGGCCCCGGCGCATTGACGCTGTCCCGGCCAGTGACCTCACCGCCCATCGCCCTCGCAACCGAATGCGCATCGAGGGGCTTCACCGTCGTACCTCGTGGGTAAGCGACGCCCCATCGTCCGACACCGGCTGTGATGTGCTGTCGTGCATCCGCGCGTTCTCGAACGCCTCAATGTCTTCCAATCGGTAAACAATCCGTCCGACGAGTTTGACGTATCGGGGGCCTTCGCCGGTCCAGCGCCAACGCTCAAGCGTGCGAGGACTGATCGCCCAACGGCGGGCGAGATCGAGCTGGCTGAGGTGGTGAATCGACTGAGGCCGCGACTTGTCGGCTTCGACGGGTGATTTCGTAGTCATGCAAAGCATCTCCGAATGTCGGGGTGACATGCGAAATGCTGCCTGAAATCATATCAAACAGGGTGGGCTTGAGGTGGGCTTAAGGTGGGCCAGCTTTTATTGATCTTGTGGGCCTGAAATGGGTCTCTCAATGTAATAATGGGCTAGAAATAGCGGTTCGATCACGACTGGGATGTTCGTTCGCCAGAATCCATAACCCTGTTGGATCCTGCATTAGCGGGCTCGATGAAGATGGTGGAAGCCGGCAAGTTCAAAGAATAACCATGTCCATGCTGATTCTTGATCAACTCAACCGATTCGCCCTCATAGCCGCGCTCTTTCAGCGCTCTGCGCAGATCGCGCACAACATCACTGATTAGACGAGTAGCTGTTGATTTTTTGCCCCAAATCAGATCCGCAATTTTGCGGTTTGAAACAACGGATGATCTCGTCAAAGCGGCCTCTGCGAGACAGGTTAAAAGCCTGAATTGCTTTTCGGGGAGATAGGTCTCACGACCGTGCAGGATAATCCGCTCTTCGGTTGGAAAAATTCGGAGTTGAACTCGGGCTTGGGCAGCGGTTGAAGTCCCCGGCGTCACAGCGGGTTCATTCTCCGCGCGAAACGCCTCCCACTCCCCATCCAGTCGCTGCAGCCGTTCGCTGAGCTTGGGATCGGGAGCCAATTCGAGGTATCTTAATACGGATTTTACGTGACCCGCCCAACTAGCGTTCCATATGTCAAAATCAATGGGCCCCTCTCCTACCTCGATCTCCCCTAGCACTCGTTTCCGACCTATGTCCTTTCTGCTTAATCGGTCCAAATTTCTTCGCATGGTGTTCATGTGTCCGTCGGCCGATTGTTTCGCATCGAATCTGATCGCTAACGCCTCCGCCTCTGTGCAGGGCGGTGGGGCCAAATGAGGGCGCCTATGGCGTCGTTTGAGAAAGCTGAAAACACCAGTGCTGCGAGTTTCCCAAAATGGTTCGGTGTCCGTTTTCTGGCAAAAGAATTCCAGATCGGCGAAGTTCACTAGTACGCGTACCAGCACTTCCCATCCCCACCCGGTATTATACATCGTTGAACACCCGAGACTGACGCCGCCGATGGAGAGTAAATTCATTTCGAGAATCGCTCGGTGCGACATGTAGATGTCGAATGGATGAATTTGCTGGTCATGCACATCGCGAAAGGCCCCATCGGGGAAGACACCGCATATGGCCCATTCGCAGAGTCGCCGGAGCACCGTCTCCTTGGGTAGGCCGGACTGAGCGGACCAAGGTAACGGCAACTCTAGCAGGGGGAATAAAGTCTCCTTTGAGGGCATGGTCGAATCTCGACAAAGTTCATCCTTCGTTTTAATGGACCACGCGTTCATCCGCAAACGTACCAATGAGCGCTCAGGAATTACTTTGTAGCCGCACGATTACGATAAGCGATTGTTTTTGATGTAATTCTCGCCCGAGCAAGATCATCTTTAAAAAATGGTGATCGCGAATCTCCCTTCGGATGAGTGTGAAGAACGCCTGACCGAGGTCGGCGAAATCCTCGCGGCCGGCCTCATGCGTCTTCAGGCCCCGAAGTCCAGCGGATTGTCCGGCGAAAACGGAGAAAATTCGCTTCACTACGATGCCAGCCAGAGCGGTCATGTGGGACCCCTTTCTCCCGAGGTTGCCCCATGAACGACCCCGTACTGGCCCAAATAGCCGCCCTGAAAGGCCTGCCGGCGCCGGCGCTCAAGACCAAGTGGCGCGCGCTGTTTGACAACGAGCCGCCAACCTACAATCGGCGCTTTCTGGAAAGCCGGCTCGCCTACCGCATTCAGGAACTCGCTTATGGCGGCCTCAAAAAGGAGACGGTCGAGCGACTCCAGGTGTTGGGGAAGCAATACGACGGCAAGCCGAGTGGACGGTCCAAGACTCGCCCTGACCGATTGCCGATCGCCGGCACTCGTTTGATCCGGGAATGGCAGGGCGTTCAGTACTGCGTCACCGTTCGCGGCAATGATTTCGAGTTCGAAGGCCGGCCATACAAGTCACTGTCGGCCATCGCGCGCGAGATTACTAAGGTCCGTTGGAACGGCTGGGTGTTCTTCGGGCTAAAGAGCCACCGAGGTGCTGCATGACTAAGAAGCAGCCCGCCTCAGCCTCGCCTCAGCAAAAGCTCCGCTGCGCAGTCTACACTCGCAAATCGAGCGAAGAAGGCCTCGAGATGGAGTTCAACTCGCTGGACGCCCAGCGCGAGGCCTGTGAGGCCTACGTGGCAAGCCAGCGCGCCGAGGGGTGGCTCCTTGTTGCCGACCGCTACAACGACGGGGGCTTTTCCGGCGGCACGCTGGAGCGGCCCGCGTTGAAGCGGCTACGCGCCGATATCGAGGCCGGCAAGGTGGACGTCGTGGTGGTCTACAAGATCGATCGGCTGTCGCGCTCGCTGATGGATTTCTCCCGGCTAGTCGAGGTTTTCGACCAGCACAAGGTCACCTTCGTGTCGGTGACGCAGTCGTTCAACACGACCACGTCCATGGGCCGACTGACCTTGAATGTGCTGCTGTCGTTTGCCCAATTCGAACGCGAGGTGATCGGGGAACGCATTCGTGACAAGTTCGCAGCATCCCGCAAGCGGGGCATCTGGATGGGAGGCTGGGCGCCGCTGGGCTACGAGGTGAAGGAGCGCAAGCTTGTCGTCAACGAGGCGGACGCCAAGCTCGTGCGTTCGATCTTCCAGCGCTTCCTCAAGACCGGGTCGGCCACCACGCTGGCTCGGGAACTGATCTCGGAAGACGTTCGCAACAAGTACGGCAAGCTGATCGACAAGGGCATTCTCTACAAGATGCTCAGCAACCCCGTTTATGTTGGGGTGGCCGTGCACAAGGGCGTATCCTACCCAGGCGAGCACGTCGGCATTATCGATCATAAGGTCTGGGACAAAGTCCAGGCCCGGTTCCAGCAAAACCCGCGTAAGCGAGCCGCTGCTACAAGAGCGCAGACGCCCTCCCTGTTGAAGGGAATCATCTTTGGTCCCACCGGGGTGGCCTTGTCGCCGACGCACACACGGAAGAATGGCAGACTCTATCGCTACTATCTCAGCCAGACCGTTCTTAAGCAGGGAGCGGGCGACTGCCCCGTTGCACGCGTTCCGGCCGCCGAGATCGAGAAGATCGTGATCGACCAGGTCCGCATTCTGCTGCTGTCGCCCGAAATCATCGTCCAGACATGGCGCAGCGCCCGCAAAACCATCAAAGGCATGACCGAGTCCGAGGTCCGCACAGCACTGAAGGCGTTCGACCCGCTTTGGAACGAACTTTTCCCTGCCGAGCAGGCCCGCATCATTGAGTTGCTTGTCGAGCGCGTTGATGTCCGGATCGATCGCGTGGACATCCAGCTCCGGATTGATGGCGTTACTTCCCTTGTCGGCGAGTTGACCGGCAATCCCACTACCCACCGGAGCGCCGCATGACGACCACCATCCAGGCCGTCAAGACCAGCATCAGCAGGGATGGTCGCACCGCCACGGTCAGTATCCCCGTCGCTTTCCGCCAGCGCGGCGGGCGCAAGCAGATCCTGTCACCACCGGGAGCGACACCGTGGTCGCCCACCCCGCGCGTAGACACTGCCCTCGTCAAGGCCATCGTCCGCGCCCATTGCTGGCGGCAAATGCTCGAAAGTGGCGAGTACAACTGCTCGGCTGACTTGGCCAAGGCAGAGAAGGTCAACGCTTCCTATCTGAGCCGTATCCTTCGCTTGACCCTGATCGCACCAGACATTATCGAGGCTATTCTTAGCGGAAGCCAACCGAGCACGCTTCAACTCGATGATTTGCTCAAGCCACTGCCAGCGGCATGGTCTCAACAGCATTCCAAGCTGTCTCGTCCGCAGTAG